TTATTGGTTTATTTTAGATGCTTTTGTTTTCAGGGGCATACTGGGGGCAAACCCTAACCGCTCGTTTAACAGCTCCACCTGCTCACCGTCAAACTCCTTGATCCAGGCTGAGTACACCCGATACACCATTTCAGCGTCTTCGTGCCCGAGTTGGCTGGCGATGAACGAAGGGTTTGCTCCAGCCGCAAGTGACCAGCATGCGTAAGTGTGTCGTGACTGATACGGCGTGCGTCGGCGAATACCGGCCTTTTTTACCGAGGCATCCCAGCGATCGGTAATTGACTGCGTCGAAAAATAATTACCCGGATTTTTTGTCCCCAGGCGCGGCAGAAACACAAAACGCTTCCTCTGTACTTCAGACTTCCCATACTCCCTGAAATGCTGAACGATCTCCGTTTCCGGCAGATGGCCTGTGAGGGCATATTGTGCACGCAGCGCATCAAGCGCAGGAGCGATAAGGGTGATTATTCGATCCCCAGCCTTAGTCTTGGGCGGTACAAAATCACCCTGTCCCGTTAGGTTGCGCTGGATATGAACCTTTCCTGCATCAAGATCAACATCATCCCACGACAGTGCCGCAATCTCACCGTGACGGGGGCCGGCACCGATGGCGAACTGCCACATGTTTTTGTCCTGACCCGTCAGGGCCAGCATCATCGTGGCGTATTCATCACGCTGTAATGGATCCGGTTTCTTACGGTCCTTGTGCAGCTTTGTGATGTGCTCAAAAGGTTTATCGGTGATGAATCGGCTACGGTGAGCAAAGCGCAGGATCTGACAGGTCAGTGAAATGTAGTCGTTCACAGTGTTCACACTGCGGCCAGTCTTTTTTCTCTTGTTACCCTCAGAATAAAAGCTTTCTCCACGCAACAGCTCCTTTCTGTACTGCATCATGTCGCTGTGAGTAATATCGGAAATTAACGTGTTCCCTCCGATGACCTTATTCATCGTCCTGAGTTGCGCCTTAATTCGCGTCATGGTGTTTCTTGAAACATCCTCTTCCTTGGCATCCAGCCAGAGTTCGGTAAGTTCGTCCCAGGTGTAAGCAACACGCGTAGAGGTAAATTTCTTGACGCTTTTCGACTCAGGGAAGCGCCGAGCGTAATCGAATTCACCCAGCTGTATTTCACTTAAGATGAGCGCGCGCAGGTTTCCCGCCTTTTTGATATTTGCAGGAGTGACCATCCAGCCCTTCAGCACTTCCCGGCAGCGTTTGCCGCGAAAGGTGAAAGTTAACCGGATTTTTCCATTGTGAATTTCAACACCTGTTGGGAAGGTCATTACAGCTCCTGCACTAACTGATTTATGCGAGGGTAGTTGTACCATAGCAAGCCACGCTTAGTTTCTCCTCCGTTCATTGCCTGTCGCTTGAAGTGGACACCTTCCAGCCATGGCCCGCTTCGGAGTGCTTTTATCTGGCGCTCTGTCAGGCCAGTAAGCGCCGTCAGTTCTGCCTCAACAACCCATTCTCTATTAAAAATGATTTGCGCCATGATGACTCCTGGCAACCGGCGTGAGTATACCCACGTCTGTTGCGTCGTGTTGATTATTCGAAATCAGGTAAAAAGAGGCCCCGACGAAGCGGGACATGCACATTTTTTAGAAAATTAGTTGGGTAAATCCAATATCTGCCGATATGTTAGGAGTTACATTTGAGGGATCGACATCCATGAAAACAAAGCATTTGCTACTGCTTGTGCTCTTAACATTGGCCCAATGTAGTCATGCTCAAGAACAATACAATTTTGAAGATGTAAAACCTGCAGTTATTGAATTCTTCAAGCGCGGGGCAGGGAATCCTGATGGCTGCGATGTGCTAAAAGAGCAAAGTGCAAAAAATCCAAAAGATGAGCAAGCAAGGAAAATGATGATAGGTTTTTGTGACAGCGACTTAGATACATCTAAGCCAGTAACTTTCACAGAAATGTCATCGCATAGTTCTGAAAGGCATTCGTATGTTTGCGGCGTCATATCTGGTCAGACACAACTTGGCCGTAAAATAGGTGCGCGTTTTATTGCTGCCGAACCATATCATTTAGTTCTGGGCTTCAAGTATTCACGACGACCGATAGCTTACTCAACGGATGATGGTTTTTTGGTCGATGAGTTTCGTTCTCAGCTGAAAGCCTTCAACGAGCTGTATGCAAAAGCATGTAAATGAATTAATTCCCTCTCTGCTTATTCTTCAACTCGATAACAGATTGGCATTCCGCGCACGTCTGGCAGCCAGGAACGGCAGCGCGCCGCGGCTCGGGAATAGGCTCTCCGCACTCTTCGCAATGCTCAGCTGATACGGCGTTGCGGTTGATCCGGTGAGCGGAAAGGGCAGCGTTACGCTGAAGCTCTTCAATCTCTGCTGCTGTGTCGATGATGTCCATGGTCAATACTCCCTGAACTGTCGGTTAATTCGGTTGAATGTGAACGCCAGTAATAAAAAAGGCCGCGACAGCGACCTAGTGATTATTGCCTTGATACTGGCGTTGTCTGTTTCTGGCGTCATGCGGCCTCCGTTTTCACAACTTGGATGGCGCACCCGGGCAGCAGTTCTACCGCGGCGGTGGCGCACTGATTTCCCCAGTGATGCCAGCCTGGCGCCGCGCTGCGGCTAAATAGCTCAATGCGCGGCACATCACCGTAAAGCAGCTCCAGCCGGTGGCGAACTTCCCAGGGCTTTTCGCTGTGCGCGCCGAGCGGGCTGTATACTACCTGCTTAATCCCGGCATGCTTTCGCTCCAGCCCGGCGCCGCGGGTAGCAATCAGCAAGTCTTCGGTGTTGGCCCGGGTGTGGTTGCCGCCGTTCATGCGCGTCTCGGCGTTTAGCAGATCGAGGAAGTCGTAAAAGTCGGTGATTTCACCCTCGGCCAGCGCCTTGTTAATTCGCAGTTCGGCGTTCTGATTCAGCTTCACCCAGGTAAAGCCCTTCATCGTGCGAACGTTAAAGCCCCAGGCCTCGGCCAGTTCGATAGCCTCCTGGTTATGCGTGCCGGTGTACCACATCGCCAGCACCGAGTTTTCGTCGGCAAGCTCCCATACCGGAAGGCGCTTGATGTCGATTAACTTCATGGTGGAGTAGTGGTCGGCAGCGGCCCCGTTACTGATGGTGTTTCCGTAAGACCAGGGCGGATCAGCGTAGATAAGAGAGTATTTTCCTGTCATTTCGCGCCGCCTTTAACAAAAATAACCCAGTGGGTTTTGTCGGCTTTTCCTGTTCGTTGCCATATGGCCGGCTTCTCGTCAGTCAGCGCCAAAATATTGCTTACCGGGATCTGCGTTTCGTTCCATTTGAAGATGAGCACGCCGTGTGGCCACAACACCCGAAATGCTTCTGCGAAGCCGGCACGCAGATCATCGCGCCACGTTTCTTTGTTCAGCCGGCCGTACTTTTTCCCCATCCAGGCGTTATCTCCGACGCGCTCAAGGTGTGGCGGATCGAACACGACTACAGGGAAGGTGTTGTCGGCAAAGGGAAGGGCACGGAAATCAGCTATAAGGTCCGGGCTTATGATTAACTGGCGACCGTCGCAAAGTTCATGCTGCTCGGCGCGGATATCACTGAAAACAGCGCGATCATCCTGCTTATCGAACCAGAACATGCGAGAACCGCAGCACATGTCCAAGATTGTTGAATCTGTCATGCAGCCTCCTGCCTTTCCCGATATTCCTCAGCGAGCCTCTGCGACTTTAATGGATTGCTGACCAATTCACCCCATGACATTAGCCAGCCCTTACAAATGAAGGGAAGGCACAGTGTGCCAACCCTGATGTCGTCGTGAGCGTGAGTCATAGCGATGCCTTTCAGAAGGGGATATCATCGTCGAACTGTGGATGTTGATTGCTCTGCGATACCTGACGGTTGGCCTGCTGCAGGCGCGATTCAGGGACCGCATTCGGATCCTGCTGATTACCACCCCATCCGCCGCCGCTATGTGATGGCGCACCCCAGCCACCGCGTGAAGAATCGTGAGGCTTGCGGTCATCTTTGTCTTTCATGGTGCGCTCGAGTGTGGCGATCGCTTCTGCTGGCGTTTTGTCGGTGAACTCTTTATAGGTCAGACGACTTCCCGGCTGGAAAACATGTCTGACTTCGAACTTGTAGCTGTCACTGCCATCTGTCTTGGTGGTGAGGATTTTTTGCAGGAACAAGCCGACACGTTTACCTTCCAGTGCCGGCAGACACCATTCAGGACCGCTTTGCCCCTGGCGCTGTTGCGCCTGAGCGTCTTTAACCTGCGCTGCCCACATGATGGCGGCGATCAAACCCATACCAAAAGTCTGTGTGCCGTCGCGACCGAGGAAGTTGATGCGTAGGAAGTTTGCTTTCTGGCCGTCAGCGTCGAGCGAAAGAACAAGTGCCTGCGACTGTGATCCATCCTTGCCGAACTCATACACAGCGGAGGTGATCACGCCTTCGTATGCGCCGGTTTCAGAAATGCCAGCGGAGGATCCTGCTTTGAGTGCTGCTTCTGCCGACTGCTGGTTCCAGGTAAAGCTGATTGGTTGGTTCATCGTTATCTCTCTTATAAGTCAGTGAATTCAGAAATTGCGTTGTCGAATGCTGCCAGGTCGTTATCCATGTCAGTCACTTCCGGACCGAACAGGTCAGGAGGACATTTCACGGTGTCGTTGTCGTCGCCCTTCAACAGGAAAAGGTGTTTGCCGTCGCGCTTGATAATGCGCAGAACGATAGGGAAGTAGCCTTCGGGTGTGAGCTTTTCGTTAAGCATTTTGCCGACGGTCTTCATCCTGATTTTTCCTTCGCTCTCTTCGGTGTGAGCGAGGAAGTAGACGCGGAAGTCGTCAGGTAGCTGTGTGGCCGCTTCTATGATGCGCCAGGCGTGCTCCGCCATTTCGGTAAATTTGGTGTAGCCAGTCTCGTAGGCCCGGTCCATGTTCTCGTGCTGCATGACAGCTTGGAAGTCATCAATGATAAGTATCTTGCGGCCACTCATCGCGGCGTTACGGATCACATCGAGAAGATGCCGTCCATTGCGGATATCAACCACGTTCCCGCGCTGGATTGAGTTATCCGGCAGGCGTTTTCCGTGGAGCTTCCAGCCGGTATTGCGGAACGGAAGGGCCTTACGAATACAGCGAGCGAGAATAGCGTTTGCCGGGTTAATGTTGCGGATGCTGTACGTCTTGCCATACCCGGAGTCGGCAAGGATGAGAGTCATCACCGCCATGAATTACCCCTTAAGCCAGTGTTTAATGGTGAAGAGAATGTCTTCGTCGTCGCTGTTGCTGGACAACCAGCGGAGATAGCCAGGGTCGACCTTCGCAATCTCTTCGAACGTCAAGCCCTTATGCTTGCCGAACCGGATAGCCTTAATCAGTGACGGGCTGTTTGAAATTGCGCGCATTTCGCCAAAGGTCCACTTCGCCAGGCGGCCCATGTACAGAAGCAATTCAGCAGTGACGTAGCAGTCATACAGCGCGCGGTGCGCATACAGACCTTCCGGCAGTTCAGGCTTCAGCCCCAGGCTGTAACGCAGGTACTGGTTACTGTGACTCGGGTGATCTGGGAGAAGAGCGCGGGCCAGCTTAGCGGTGCAGATCCAAGGTGCATCGATCTGTGGCAACTTCGATTTATCGAACTTCGCGTTGTGTGCGACGTAAGCCTGCGCGCCAAGGTAACGACCGATAACTTCGCCAATCAGCGGGGCGTCAGCGACCATATCTTCGGTGATATGGTGGATAGCCATAGCCTCGAAGCTGATCGCTTCAGTGGGCTTCACAAAGTCGCTCATGGGATTACAAATAACACCGTCAACAATATCCACGCTGGCAATCTCCAGCACACTGCCTTCCAGGCTGGTGGTTTCGGTATCAATAACTCGCAACATGCTTAATCTCCGTAAGGTGGTCGTTAACTGCGTCAAATTCTGCGAGCTGGCGGGCCAGTGATTCGAGGTCTGCCGGCTGCAGGTCATACAGCAGGCAGAGCATGGCAACCATCAGCAATCCGGTCTGCTGAGTTACCATCGCGTTCTCCGTGATGTCTTGGCGCGGGAAGGGTTCTGGCGGAAAAACTTCTCAGCGCAGCCTTTGTCGGCACAGAAATGCTTTTGTGCTGTCGACATGTAGGTCGATACCGTCTGAACAGTGCAATCACTCTTATGGCGCCGCGCACCGCAGTAAGCACACATTACAGAGCTGAGGTACTCCGTAGCTGAGTCGAGAATGATGCTTTCTGCAAAACTGCCTGGCACACCACGTGAATCGACATACTCGATCATGTTCTCGGTGCGTCCGCCGCTGTTGGTGAATGACCCGCGCCCGGTAAGTTTGATAATTTGCCCGCCGAGTTTTAGTCGGGATCCGTTTGGCAAACTTGCCAGTCGTTCAGAGGTTAATCGCTCGTAAGGTTGCATAAAGACTCCTTAAAAAGTGCGTTCGAAGGCCGCCCGCATAATGCCAGGCCGATCGGGTGAATAGGGTGGTTAGTGCTGAGCGATGGATTTAGCCGGGAACTCGCCGTTGCGGAGGATGCTTTCTACCGGCCAGCATTCTGCTGTTACTTTCTGCTCTGTTGCTGCCTGGCTGCATTCCTGCGGGCTGTCGTAAACGCCGAGAATGACGTCCTGGTAATCACCGTTGGTCATTGCCACAGTCAGGACGAGTGCGAATAAAGTTTCCATCAGTGAAGAGTCCTCCCGATGGCGACGGCGTAAAGGCGCTTTGCTTCTTCCCACGCCGGAGCATTGCGATGGAGTACCGCGAACGACGCGAGCCGTTGGGCCTCTCTGATCTGCTGCTGGTTTACCATTATTTCCTCTTGGCCTTATCGCGGCGAACGGAACGGTTTATACAAGACTTCAACGCATTTATTCAGTGTTTCAATGGGCGGTGGATGGCCGCCGGTTGTCATAACTAAGCCGCCTCTGTGAAGCGACTGAGGTATGAGGTAATAAAAAGGCCGCCTTCAGGCAGCCTCAACTTGAATGAGTGCCGGGGTGTTTAGTCACGCCCGGCGCGTGATTTCCTTCACTTTCCACAGTCGAAGGAATGTCGTAGACTGCTGTTTCCACAGTCAAAATAAGGAAATGTTTATGGCAATCTATACTGTTCGTGTGGTTTTGCGCGGAGCTGAATGGGACACTTATGAAAAGCTTCATGAAAGCATGCAGGCATCAGGATACACACGAGAAGTAACCAGCGACGATGGCGTGGTTTTCAAGCTGCCTGACGCCGAATACGTTACAACCAAAAGCATCGACGTCTACCAGGTTCGAGATGAAGTCCTGCGCATTGCAAAGACTTATAACTTTGATCCACAGGTTCTTGTTACAGAAGCTGTTCAATGGGCGTGGGCTCTACAGAAGGCTTGATGCGCCTCCATTTATGGCAGGCCACTCATTAAACGACTTTCTGCTCTGAATTTCGTATTGAAGCGTCTTTATCGAAATATCTGTGGCATCGGCTAAACTGATGCCTTCTTCATCTGCTAGTTCCTGAACTACATTTCTCAATTCATTGTCCGGTTTTCCATACTCTCACCCCTTTGTTTATTCACCGCAGGCCACTCGCAAATGACCTCTGGTGAATCGTGTTACGCACCATTGCCGCTCTCCCTGAGCCCGCCGGGCGTCCGACGCATGGATTACTGTCGCGCCGTTCGACTGACCGAGACGCTAGATTGTCTCGATGCCTAAACAATACTAGCGGTATTAATATAAATCAATACTGGCGGTATTAATAATTGATTGCACGGTATTATGTTTATGAAAATAAGGAAGAAATATTTTTGTAAGCGAGCAGAGCGGCTAGTATTGATGGGGTTTTGAACTTTATTGGAGAGGGAAAATGAGGTTACTTATAGCTGCGGCGTTAGTTTTACCGATGGTTGCAAACGCATCGTGCTGGACTGTGAAAGATCTTAAAGGGTCAAGCTACAGTGAGAGAGAAGGGTATTCGCGGATTGACGACGCGTTTTCTGGAACATTCACAATCGTTATTGATGGCGATAATGCGACAGTACTGTATGACGGTCTTGATGGTGGAGGCATGGTTTATCGAGCTATGAGTAAAAATGTTGTCGTAGGGCTTACCACTGAACCTGGAAAGCACGCCATGGAGACTTGGGTTGTACAGCCTGATGGTGTGGTATTGATGAGCAAAACGCTATCTGGTTTTGGAGGGATAGATTCAACGAAGGCAATGGTGGGCAGGGTCGCCGGTCAGTGCAAATAGAGGCGCGAAAACGCCCCTGTTTACAAACTTATCAAACGAGCTTTAGCTTCGTCTCAATCGCAACACCGATAATTCTGCAATTACCATTGATGGGAACGAGGGGCCACTGCGGGTTAAGGCCCTTGAGGTATTTTTGGCCTCCATCAATGATCAATTTCTTAAATGTAGCTTCGTTTGAATCAGATAGTTTAGCGATAACGAGGCTGCCATTAATTGGTTCTCGTCCGGTATCGAAAAGCACAAACGTGCCTTCTGGTATGCTTAAACCAGCGGGCGCAGTCATTGAATCCCCTTCAACACGCAACCAGAAAGCATCTCCCTGAATGTGAGCATCTGATTCCAGCCACTGATCAACATCCTTAATCGAGTATGGCTCTAAAGCCTCACACCATGAACCCGCCTGTACGCTACTAATCACCGGATAGCGTTTGCCTTGTGTATATCCAACTACATACGGAACTGATGGCTCATTAAAGCTGGCTAGCCCCATTTCGGAAAGCTCTTTAGCCAAAGTCGGGCTGAATTCCTCAACGCTAACTTTAAGAAGGCGAGCAAAAACAGATGCTACTGGAACGTTGAGTGGATTCCTGCCGTTTAGGTAATGGCCTACCGCACCCTGAGTTATGTCCAACTCGTCAGCAATAGACTGTTGGGTAACTCCGAGTACTTTTTTCTTCGCCTCATAGATGGCTTTAAGGCGCTTTGCGTCCTCAGCCTGATTCGGTGTGATTTCTTTTTTCTTTTCCATTATCAGATAGTAATACCTGAGCTATTAATTTAAAAATACCGCCGGTATTGCATGTTTTAATACTTATGGTATTGTTTTTGTATCAACGGTAAGGAGTCACGTAAAAAAAATGAAAATTTCACTCGCTGAATATGTCGACGAGGTTGGTCAGGTAAAAGCAGCTGATGCCATTGGCGTCCACCAAACGGCAATTAGCAAAGCGATCAGGGTCGGCCGTCAGATTTTCATCAACAAGCTTCCTACTGGCGAGGTTCAGGCGGTCGAGTATCGCGAATTTCCTCACAGTAAGAAGCAGGAACATCAGGAATAGCAAATGCATTCACTTGCGTATCAACACAATACCGGAATACACCCGGGAGCGATGATAAACCTCGCTCAACCTAAGGCGGCGCCAGACCACGAAAAGATCCGCGATGCGGTCCGGGCATGGTCGTCGGCGCTGGACAATCAGGACGTCGTGTCGGCGCTGATCATCAACGAATACCGGGTGCAGGGCGGGACCGCCATCAGCTTCCCGGAAGACATCAGCCGGGCGCGCCAGAAGCTGTTTCGCTTCCTGGATAACCGCTTCGACTCCGAGAGGTACCGCGAGAACGTGCGCCAGCTGACACCGGCAATCATGGCCGTGCTGCCGGTTGAGTATCGCACTCGTCTGATCGGTGCAGATTGCAAAATGTCCCGCCTGGCTGAAGCCGAGAAAGAACTCGCTGAGGCTAAACAGGCCGTTCTGTTGGACGCTCCAGAGCATCAGAAGCTGAAAGAGGTAAGCGAGGGTATAGCGTCGCTGTTCCGCCTCATGCCGGAGCAGGTAGGCCCACTGATGACGATGGTCACGTCGATGTTGGGGGTTATGTGAGAACTACAGAAATGGCGAAAGCCGGTCTGCGCGAACAGAACCGACTTTCTGGTGCAACAGACGTCAATCAATTGCGAGGTCATTATGACAAACGCTAATCCAAAACGCCAGGCACAGGAGGTTTAACTGTGTCGAACGTCGCTTACGCTAATTTCGCGGCGCACTCAGCCGCCAGGAGCAACCGGATGGAGAACCAGAAAACCGGATTCATCCCGTTGTACCGGAGTGTTCTTAAGCAAACCTGGTCGAAGGACGTCTTCCTGCGCACGCTGTGGGAAAACCTGCTGCTGTGCGCTGCTCGCCAGCCATACACGGCAAACTTCAAGGGGCGCCAATGGCCGCTACAAACCGGACAACTGGTAACAACTTCGGCCGATCTCGGGCTGAACTTATGCGACAGGGAAGGGAAGCCATGCAGTCGCCACGCCGTCGACAGGATGCTTGATGTTTTCGAGCGTGAAGGAATGATTTCCCGCTCCGGAGAGAAGCGAAAAGGCTCTGTGATAACCATCATAAATTACGCTGAATATGCTCAAAAAATGGGCGATTTACCCGAGCGTTTCACCGCGCATATCTCCGAGCTTAATGCCGAGCATGGCGAGGCCAGTAATTGCAAGGCTTCGAATGGTGATGCCGCGCATAACGGCGAGCATTTACCCGAGCGTTTAGCCGAGAATCATGAACAACAATGTAATAACAACAATAAAAACATTAAAAGATCTTCGTCCGAGAATTCTGGCGAATCCTCTGACGCACGTCTGAAGAAATTTTTATCAGCTCATCCTGACGCTGCGGTCTACACGCCATCCGGTGCGAAGTGGGGATCGGCTGAAGACCTCAAAACCGCCCAGTGGATATCTGCCAGGGTGAAGCAGATTAACCCAACCTGCAAAGCCCAGGACATGACCACATGGTCTAACACCGTTCGCCTGATGCGCCAGATAGACAACAGGTCGCACCAGGACATCTGCGCGCTGTACGACTGGGCAAGCAAACACCACTTCTGGCAGACCAACATCCTGAGCCCGGAAAGCCTGCGTAAGCAGTGGGACAAGCTAACAATGCAGCGCAATGCTGGTGGCGAGCAGCGCGCCCCTAAGCCGGATCTGGACTTCAACAACACTGACTGGGCTTATGGGGTGATGCGATGAAATCTCTTGCAGAGCAAATGCGTAACCACGACCGCGAGCAGATGAGCCGCATGGCCCATAACCTGCCAGAGCAGTACCAGGAGCGCGCGCCGGTAGAGCAGGTGGCGCAGGTATTCAACAAGCTGTTCAACGAGCTGCGCGCCGCATTCCCGGCCAGTATGGCGAACTTCCGCACTCAGGACGACCTGAACGAATTCCGCCGTCAGTGGCTGCTGGCGTTTCAGGAGAACGGGATCCACTCAATGGCCCAGGTTGATGCCGGTATGCGCATTGCCCGCCGCCAGGAGCGCCCATTCCTGCCTTCCCCGGGTCAGTTCGTCGCCTGGTGCAAACAGAGCGGCGGGGCGCTGGGTATCACCGTCGACCAGGTGATCGCCGAATACTGGGACTGGCGTAACCGTTCGTTCGAGTTCACCTCCAGCGAGCAATTTCCCTGGTCGCAGCCGGTCATGTACCACATCTGCGTCGAACTGCGTCACCGCAGCACAGAGCGCCAGTTAACGCATGGTGAGCTGGCACGCGAGGCGGGTGATCTGCTGGACATGTGGGAGAAGCGCGTCACCGAGGGTAAGCCAGTACCGCCGGTACGCCGTGCAATTGCCGCACCGGCTGCCGAGCATGGGCCCACGCCGATCCAACTGCTTCAGGCGAAGTACAACCGCAACAAGTCGAATGGGATGGTGTGAGATGGACAGCTTAAAACAACGCATCGTTGATTACGTGGCCACTAACCAGCCTGTTAAACGCGCTGACCTCATTGAGGTAATTGGCATCAGTGGCAAGGGCCTGGACCGTGAAATCGCTGCACTGCGCAACCTGGGTCTTATTTTCAGCATGGCTGGCTTCGGCTACTTCACCAGTGAGGCGAAATATCAGGAGTGGCGTAAAGGCGAGGGCGCTCATCACCTGAAGAACCGGGCGATGAAAGGCGCATTCAGCAGCGCAAAAGCGAGAAGAGTAAGCAATAGCAGCTATCCGGCGCGGATCGTGGCCGTACTGAGCGATGGCAGCAAGCTTGGTGCTACACAAATCGCTGATTCCATGGGTGCCACGTACCGGAGTATCTCCAGCGTTATATCGGTGATGGTCAACACAGGTGAGCTGACGTTTGAAGGTCCGAAAGGTCACCGTGTCTATTCGCTGTCCCAGGGAAAAAAGAAAGCCGGCCGCCGTACTGAGTCGGTGAACGTGATCTGCCAGGAGTGCCGGAACAGTCCGGTGATGAAGCGAGTATTGATGGTTTGGGTGAGGGTAGGAGTATGAAAATCGAAGAAATCAAAAACGTTGCGGTGTTCTTCAATTTGAACGGCAAGACAGTAGCGTTACGAATGGATGCTGAGCAGAAGCGGATCATCGCATTGATGGCGCTGAACACGGCTGATGTTCGGGCAGAACTGATTGAAGTGCCGCACATGACTTTACGAGCAGACCTAGCCATGGAGGAGGCCGCCCAATGAGCAACATTGACAAACGCGCGCTAGCAATAACGAAAGAACTGGCTGTTCTCATGGTAGAGCGTTTCAGCATGAACCCTGTCAGTAGCAAATTACTCAATGAAGCATGGCAAAAGGAGTTCCCTGACGAAGTAGCCATTGCGAAACGGATGCTGGCGCTGCTGGATGAGCTGGAAGCCGCAGAGAAGCGGATTGCTGAACTGGAGGCGCGGGAAGTGAAATTGCCCGAGCGCTACGAAGTTGAAATATGTCCAACGCCTTCCCCGGATGGGGATTGGTATTCACGCGAGGATGTGTTGGCGGCGTTAGCAACTGCTGGCCTGAAGGTCGCCGCAGCCGGTAAAGGAGAGTAAACGTGAAAAATTATCTCAGCAATTTAGCGAGCATGCTTCAGGGCATTGCAGGTGTCATTTCAGACGGCGAGACGGTGCAGAAAGAGTGCCCTGCGCACTTAAAGTCCACTCTTCTGGAAGCCTCTCACGCTCTAGATGGTCAGTCTGTCAGAGTTAATTATCCGCAAAATGGCAAGCCTGAAATTGTTAATGCTCGCGGACATCATCGACCACTTACTCTGCGGGAAAGAGTGGCAATCCGCTTGCTTGGCGGCAGAACGGAGATTCGCCCATGAGCACTATTACCAAAGAGCAGTTACGCGAACGTGCGCGCCAAAAGGTTAAGTCGCTGGAGCTTGCGGTAACACAGACCGCCTTTGCCGATTCACGCGCAGAGCTTGAAAAAGAACTGGAGCTGGCGCGTATCGCGCTGGCATCGCTCGAAGCGGAGCCGGTGGCGTGGCGATCGCTTTATTACGAAAATCACGGACTTCTGACAGGCTCAAAAAATGTCCTGGCATCTTGGCAAAAGCAAGGCTGGGAATGTGAGCCGCTTTACATCGCCCCGCCAGCACTGGATTCTTCACCAAAAAATGCCGAGTCGGCCAGCAGCAACTCTCCGCTGATTCCGGATTGTGGCGAGCATGGATTCTGCCAGAAACACCCGGATACCAGGCTACTTACACATCCGTATGTTAAGCTCATGACCTACCCATCACGACCTTCAGTTTACTGCCCTAAGTGCGAACCTAATGTAACTGAGTGGGTTGAGATGGGTAAAAAACTGAGGATAGATAATTAACAGGCTGTGATGTAAATAATTAGGCATCGTTGAGTATGCATGACGATGCCTATTATTTTATTGAAAGCTTTGGAACTGCTTTTGTGTGCTAATCGCCGTTAGGCTTATCATTAAGTTCTTTGATCTTATTAATAAATTGCTGATTTAACTGCTCTTGGCCATGTATCACAACTCCGAGGAAAAGCTCCGGAAGCTTTTCTTTCAGTTGATTTAAATTTGTTTCAAGGTGGTGTTTAACTTGAATTGTGTCACTAAGCTTACGAGATGTATCCTGGAGTGCTTCGAAGTTTTTTGAAGCTTCTTGAGTTTTTTGGTTAAGCATGTTTTTGACTTCTTGATAGTCGCCAAGCATTTTTTCGGCTTGAGAGAATCTCCCTTGCAATACGCTATGCTCAGCCTGTAGAGACTGATAGTTCTCCTTTAGACTCGAGCTTTCATCTTTAGTTTCTTGTATTTGTGCCTTAAGTTGTTGCACGGTTAACTCTTCATTTGCCAACTCTCGATTAAACGCGATTGAAGCTCTTGCTCTTAGTTGCTCGGTATCAATCTTATTTAGGAGATTCAATTTTATTCTGGAGTAGTTCTTTCTAATCACATAGCTTAACGGTCTATTTTGAGCGAAAGTGACAATGGCAGAAAAAACAGGTAGGATAATTAGTATTACACCTGTCATAATGGCTGGATATCCTAGGCTAGTTTTAATATCAGAATTTTGAGCTATCCATCCTATTTTATCTTCGATGTTTTTTTCACTGAAGATGGTAATAAGAATACTCTTCCAATTAAACGCAACCCATGAAAATGCATAAGCACCTATAACAGGGTTTTTAATCCGTTCTAACGCATTAGCCTTAGATGCTGCTAATAGTTCCTTAAAGAAATCAAGCATTTCTTTCCCCAGAAAATGGATGTGTGTTCTTTTTTTAAGAAAACAGAAAGTTATCATAGAAAACTGATCATTGGAATTGAGGTTTGATTTTCAACAATCAACCCGCCATAATCATGTCATCGGAACCTGAACAACTCCGGTGACTTCTGCGCATTTAAGGGGACTTAAATGCGACCACAATCTGAACTCCTCACCTTGTCACAGATGCAGAAATGCACCTGCGATTCTCTGCATTCTGCGTTACCTCTCGGAGGTGGCGCATGAAGCAGCAATTCCACCTCATCAACGACGCCATCAAGCAAAACGCTATCAACTTCATCCGGGAGCTACCGGTGGACGCCAAGCGCCCGTTAGTTCTCGATATCAAGGAGATGACCCGTACCCTCGATCAGAACAAAAAAATGTGGCCGCTTCTTAAAGACCTCTCCGACCAGGTTACGTGGTTTGGCAATAAGTACGATTCTGACGACTGGAAAGACCTGATCACCGCTATGGTCGCCAAGTCCAAAAAGCAAGAGCAGCGCATGGCCCCCGGCCTTGATGGTGGCGTTGTGATGTTTGGTCAGCGAACCAGTAAGATGAGTGTCCGTCAGATGGTTGAAGTCATTGAGGCTATCTACTGGTTCGGCACCCAGCAGAACGTCAAGTTCAGCGAAAAATCACGCCTCGAAATTGAATGGGCAAAACGCTGGGGTGATCGCAATGAGTAGCCCACTTTCCCGCGTCATCACGAACGAAATATTCCGCGTTCCGGCGCGCCGCAAAACTAAGCCAGCGGCTAAGCCGTCCGACATCCCGACACTGAAAGACTACACCGCCCGCCTGGTGGATAAGAAATGGCTGCGTCTCGCGGCACGGAGGAATCATGCGTAAACCGTCCCGCCGTAAGTGCAAAGTATGCGGTGAATACTTCGTGCCGAAATTCCACGACATCCGGATCCGCTGGTGCTGCCCGGAGCATGGCGCAATCCTCGCGATGGAAGAGCGCGAAAAGGAGAAGGTGAAAGCCGCGGCTAAGCGCATCAAAGAGCAGAAAGAGGCTGAGAAGGCAGGTCGCCAACGGCGCTCTGCGCGTCGCAATGAGCTGAAGCCGATCCGTCACTGGGTGCAGATGACTCAGCGTGCCTTAAACGACTGGCGTCGCGAAATGCTGCTGGCCGCCGGGCACGGCTGTATCTCCTGCGGAACCAAGACCGCTTTTGCCTGGCATGCCGGGCATTACCGCACCACGGCGGCCGCACCACAACTTCGCTTTAACCCGGACAATATCTGGCTCCAGTGCTCCGCCTGCAACGTTCACAAATCAGGGAACATCGAGGCGTACCGTGCCGCGCTGGTTGAGCTGATCGGCGAAGAACGCGTGCTGGAGCTGGAATCCAACAACGAAACCCACCGATACACCCGTGAAGAGCTGGACGGTATCCGCGCTAAGGCACGGGCAGACCTTCGGGCACTGAAACAGCAGGAGGCAGCATGAGTAAAATCCAATACCTAATGACCACGGCGGCTATCTTCGATGATGTTGTCTACCCCCTCCACTTCGATAATGCCGGTAAGGTTAAACAAGAGATCGAAGGTGCTGTTAATTGGTTCTGCAGGTGGTGCAACGAAGAGAGAGCAGTTGTGAAAGCACGGGTTTTGGTCAGTTGTTGGGGTCAGTATCTGAACTATGCACAAGTCATGGAGGAGGGAGCATGAGGCCAGAAACGATCGAGATACTTCGAGCGCGCTGGCAGCGCCTCCGTATTTACCGCCGCCCGGGTTCCGTGCTGGTGGATTACCGCATTCTCCGTAACTTCGTTCGCATTTACCATCCTGCAGGAGCCGCACAATGAACAATCAGCACCTCGAGTATGTCCGTCAGCAGCTCATTGTGGCGACCGCAGATCTGAGCGGGGCGACGAAAGGGCAGCTGGTAGCTTTCGCGGAGAACGCACAGTTCACCGCGACGGCGCGCAGCCGGGGCCGGAAAAAGGTCTTCGACAAGGATAAGCAGCGTATGGTCAACCCGGACGGCCCGCCGATGAGCGGCAGCCAGTCACGCGCCAAAGGCTCATCCATCGCGCTGGTCGGGCCGATTGAGTTCGTTACCGCATCGTGGCGCCGCGCCGTCCTGTCGCTGGAAGACCATCAGAAAGCTTGGCTGCTGTGGAACTACAGCGAGAATATCCGCTTCGAGTACCAGGTGATGATCACTCAGTGGGCGTGGGCGGAGTTCCGGGAACAGCTCGGTGCGAAGAAGGTGGCCGGCAAGACGGTGGAGCGCCTGAAGAAGCTTATCTGGCTGGCGGCGCAGGACGTCAAAGCGGAGCTGGCAGGGCGTGAGACGTACGAATATCAGGCGCTGTCGTCGCTGGTGGGCGTAACACCAAAGAACTGGTCAGAGACCTTTACAGACCGCTGGTTAAAGATGCGCCGCATCTTCCTGCGCCTGGATGGCGGGGCTTTATTGCAGGTTACGCTATCACGTTCACAACAAAAGGCGACAAATTTGGACTCAAGTCTTGCAAAACTGGATTGAAACGCATATATTTCATGTAAATCTGATATTATGCCAATGTTGTATGCACTGGCGGTATGAAGCGCTTCGTTAAGAGGTTGAGATGGAAGTACGCCAGCTTAAGAGACCTATGCACCCGCTCAAAGTAATAGAGGAGTGGCGTAAGGGTTGCTCCTGCAGCATCGGTGATGACGGAAAGCCAGCTCACCCATCCAACTGCGAAGAGTGTACCGAAGAAGCAATGAAGGCGATCGAGGGTTGGTTTAAATCCTCAAGTGAGCCTGAATGGGGTGACTGGAAGCTAGCACCTTAACTGCCAAGAATAAAATTAAGAGCCTCGCCATCGTGCGGGGCTTTTTTATTTGCGGTACGCCGCACACAGAACCCACTGCCTGGGACCCTTCGGCCAGAGAGCCGACATTGCCTTACCCTCATCTTCCCGGCCTGTCGCCGGGTTTTTTATTCAGGCCGCAGACAATCAATTCCAGATGCCACGTAGCTATCGTGTCTGACGGCCTTTCCCAACTACCACACAGCACCCCGTTTTTCGGAGGTGATATGGCTAAACGTATGCAAGATAAAGAAAGCATTGCCGGAGTGTCATGGCTGATTGTCCTTGCTCTTTCATGCTGGGGCGGCCTGGTCCGATACCTTATTGACGTTAAGCAGAACAAAGCCACCTGGAGCTGGATCAACGCACTGGCGCAAATCGCAGTGTCCGGATTTACCGGCCTTATTGGTGGCCTGATCAGCGTTGAAAGTGGGCTGAGCCTTTACATGATCCTGGTTACGTCTGGTATCAGCGGAGCTATGGGCTCCGTTGCACTGACGTACTTCTGGGAGCGCCTGACGGGGATGAAGAATGCAAACCAGTGAGAAAGGCATTGCCCTGATCAAGCAGTTCGAAGGCTGCAAGCTCACCGCGTACCAGGACAGTGTAGGAGTGTGGACGATTGGCTATGGCTGGACTCAGCCTGTCGACGGGAAACCAATCCGTGCCGGGATGACAATTAAGCAGGAAACGGCAGAGCGGCTGCTGAAGACAGGACTGGTCAGTTACGAAAACGATGTGTCCCGTCTGGTGAAGGTTCGACTAAAACAGGGGGAATTCGATGCCCTGGTGTCGTTCACGTATAACCTCGGCGCCCGGTCATTATCAACATCGACTCTTCTGCGAAAACTCAACGCCGGGGATTACGCTGGCGCTGCTGATGAGTTCCTGCGCTGGAATAAAGCTGGTGGCAAAGTCCTGAACGGGCTTACCCGTCGCCGCGAGGCAGAGCGCGCTCTGTTCCTGTCGTGATTGGCGCGCTGGTTAAACGCTACTGGTTGCAGTTGCTGGTTATAGCGGTAATCGGCGTGCTGGCGTTCTTCGTGAACCACTACCGCGTCAACGCCATTACCTACAAAGACCAGCGCGATAAAGCGAAGGTCCGGGCCGAAACATCAGAGGCGATCACCAACAACGTGATCTCAACGATGAACCTCATCCGTGACATTTCACAGGCTACCCAGAATGCAAAGAACGAACTGGTCAAAAAAGGCGAGACGCGCATTGTCTACATCAGGCAGGCGCTTGAAGGCGATCCGTGCGCTAAACAGCTTGTTCCTTCTGCCGCTGCTGACAGCCTGCGGGAATACGCAGACAGTTTACGTTCCGGCCCCAGTGGTACCGATAAGCGCTGACCTGACAGCAGAAACGCCGATTCCCGGAATGGCCGTGCCATTCACTTGGCAGGCAAGTCTGGAGTTAAACGCTCAGCTCTATACGGCGCTGGGGCAGTGCAATCTGGACAAGGCAGGGATTAGAAGTATCGAAGAACGCCGAAGCGCTTCGCCAGCAGCAGGCAGGTCATATTGATGATCGCATTGACTCCATCAGCGTAGGCGATAGCCAGTTCGAAAAATTGGTTTTGGGACATGTAACCTCCTATAGAAAGAACGAGGCAGGTGAATCCTGCTCCTACAGTGAGGGTTAAGTAGTTTCCTCCTGCAGAGGAAAATTAATGCGACATCCCTCAAGCTCATTAAGAGGATCTCAATGTCCGACATCTACCAAATCACGCTAACCACCCAGACAGGCGAAACCTTCACGGGCAAGATGTCCCGGCGTCAGCCTGAGCTGGTTAACGGCTTTGTGCCGCTGGCGACCGAGACGGGAGAGTGGCTGTATTTTGCTCCAGCCGATGTGAAGCGCGTGCAATTCACGCCAGTGCTGGCAGAGGAACTGTTAAACGAGATGGCAGATTAGCCGAAACAGAGGCGACCACGCCGATAGATCAGGCCGCCAAATATAAAAATGGTTATGAATTACTCGCGCTGAATTCTTTCCCATTCAGCCTTGTAATGCTCCTTCTCGTCGACGCATGAAGGGCATAGCAGCCCTCCATAATACATTTCATTTTCAATAGCACTTTCGAGATCGTCACCCTCAAGGATGACTTGGCAGTCGTTATGATGTCCTCCCGGGTTGGTTACTCCATCACATTTCTCGGCTAAGAAAGGGTCTAAAACAGCCTGTTGCTTTGCGGTTAGGCTGTCGTACCCATTATCAACTGCTCTTTGGGCTATTCCTGGAACCATCGCATTTTGATTATGAAAACGATCATGTTTTAGCATCGCATCAAGAAGTGATTCTTTAGACATATAAACTCCTTTTAACTTGGAATAAACATGGCACTCACCGACAAGCAAGAAATGTTCTGTCGCGAGTACCTCATCGATTTAAACGCCACGCAAGCGGCTATTCGGGCGGGGTACAGCGCAAAGACAGCTAACCGCACTGCGTCCGAAAACCTGTCAAAACCTGACATCCAGTCCAGAATTGCCGAACTTAAAGCGCAACGCAATGATCTGGTTGGTATAAATGCGACATACGTCCTGAATCGTCTCGTTGAGATAGACCAGATGGACGTGCTGGACATCCTGACCTCGACCGGAGAGCTCAAGCCGGTTTCTCAGTGGCCGAAGGTCTGGAGGACGACGCTATCCGGTCTGGATGTCGTGGAGATGTCAGCCGAGGGAAACACAGCCGCGCTGCTCAAGAAAATAAAGTGGCCTGATAAGGTGAAGAACCTCGAGCTGATTGGTAAGCATATCGACATCCAGGCATTCCGTGAGCAGGTGAAAACAGAGCACGTTGTTGATTCAATATCTGACCTGATGGATTCACTGTCTCAGGGGGCTTAATGAAACCTGAGCACCTCAAGCTGCTGAGCGACAAAGACTGGCGGCTGAACAATCTCTACTGGATCACCGACAAAGAGGGAAAGCCTACGCGGTTCAGGATGACGCCTGAGCAGCGTGAATACTTCGAGGGGATCCACACCCGCAACATCATCCTGAAAGCTCGCCAGCTCGGTTTCACAACTGAGGTGTGCATCATACAGCTCGACGCGGCCCTGTTCGAGTCGGCGAAGTGCGCCCTGATTGCCCACACGCTGAATGACGCAAAGCGCCTTTTCCGCGAAAAGGTGAAGTACGCATACGACAAGTTGCCGGCAGAGATAAAGGCTGCCAACCCGGCGAGCAATGATTCGTCTGGTGAGCTGGTTTTTAAGAAGGGCGGCTCGCTATACGTCAGCACGTCATTTCGTGGCGGTACGCTGCGTTACCTGCACGTTTCCGAGTTCGGAAAGATATGCGCCAAGTATCCAGACAAAGCCCGTGAGATTGTCACTGGTGCGTTTGAGGCGGTATCTACCGGATGCTTCGCTACTATCGAGAGCACTGCAGAGGGCCGGGCGGGTTACTTTTTCGATTACTGCCAGACGGCAGAGAAAGCGCTGCTGCAGGGCAAATCCTTGTCCGCACTGGACTGGAAGTTTTTCTTCTTCTCATGGTGGAAGAACCCGCAGTACGCAATCGACCCGGTCGAATCGTTGCCTGTGCGCCTGCTTGAGTACTTCGCTGAAATGGAAGCGAAGCACGGCGTAGTCGTCAACGAACGCCAGAAAGCCTGGTACTACGCCAAAGAGAAAACGCTCGGCGACGACATGAAGCGAGAATACCCGACCATTCCGGCCGAGGCGTTCCAGCAGTCGGTCGAGGGCGCGTACTACGCCAAGCAGTTCCGCTGTCTGTACACCAACAAGCGGATCGGCCAAATCCCGGATAACTCACACCTGCCGGTGCACACGTTCTGGGATATCGGTGTGGGTGACTCCACGGCGATATGGTTCGTTCGTGAGGTCGGCGAAGAGTTTCACATCATCGACTACTACGAAAACTCTGGCGAAGGCCTGAGGCACTACATGAAGGTGCTGAAAGACCGCGGCTACGAGTACGGCGAGCACTGGGGCCCGCACGACATCGAAAACCGCGAGTTTGCTGCTGATGCGAAGTCACGCAAAGAGCTGGCGCGCGAGGGTTACGAGATTGACGGCCAGATGTATTCGATAAACTTCCGCGTTGTGCCGAAAGCCGGCATTGATACCGGCATTGAGTCGGCACGTGAAATCCTCCCGAAATGCGTATTCGATGAGGAGAAATGCTCAGAAGGCATCTCTCACCTTGAGGGCTACCGGAAGGAGTGGGACGACAAGCGCGGCTGCTGGAAAGACAAACCTCTCCATGATGCCACCTCGCACGGCGCTGACAGCTTCCGTTACTTCGCAGTGACGAAGAACAACCGCAAGCAGGTAGGCACAGTATTCTTCTAAGGAGCATCGCCAGTGAGCGAACAAGATAACGGCCTTCAACTGGCTGTGAACAACCTCGCCACTGAAATGAGGCGAGCGAATTACCTGAATGCCATCGGCATCGGTGGCGGCAACACGAAGCGACCGACACTTTACCAGGAATTTGGCTACCCGCGCACGATCACCTTTAACGACTTCTACAATATGTACCGCCGCAACGCCGCTGGCTTCGCTGTGGTGCATCGCCTGCTGGATGGTTGCTGGCAGGACTATCCGGTCATTGTTGACGGTGATGAAGCGCAGGAGGCTGAGAAAACAAACGCCTGGGAAAAGAAAGTCACCAAGTTCATGAAGAAGTTGTGGCCAAAGGTTAAGGATGCTGACCGTCGCAACATGGTCGGGCGTTACTCCGCGTTGCTGCTGCAGGTCAAAGACAATAAGCCATGGAGTGAGCCAGTAGATATCAAGCTGGTGAAATCGTTGGGCGAGTCTGCTTTGGTGAAGCTGATTCCGGTATGGGAGCCGCAATTAACTGTTGCTGACTGGGAGAACGACCGCCTTTCTCCAGAGTTCGGCAAGCCGAAGATGTTCAACTTCAACGAACAGCCGGTCGGTGATGAGCCATTTGTTGGGCCGATGCGCGGCGAACCGGTACACCCGAGCCGCGTTATCTTGTTCTGCGAAGGATCTGAAGACGACAACGTGCTTTCCGGCATCCCGCTGCTGGAGGCTGGTTTCAACAAAGGCCTCGATATCGAGAAAATTTCTGGCGGTGGTGCCGAGGGCTTCCTGAAGAACGCCAGTCGTCAGATTGCCGTCGAGTTCAGCAAAGAAACCGACATGGCTACGCTGGCCGACCAGGCAAAGCAGGCTGGCTATGCCGATCTCGGCGAAGCGATGGGCGACAAGGTCAACAAGCTTAACCGCGGTACCGATGCGGCCGCCGTGATGCAGGCCGGGCAGATGCACGTTCTGAGCGTAACGCCCGGCGACCCGGGGCCGACCTGGGAAGTCACTGCGAACGAACTGGCCGCGTCCGTGCAAATCCCGTTCACCATTCTGTTCGGTCAGCAGACCGGGCGACTGGCGAGCGACGAGGATAAAACGGACTGGGCTATCCGCCGCAATACGCGCCGCAATGGCTTCCTGACAGACCGCATCACCGCGTTGCTGGAGCGCTTATGGACGCTGGGCATTATTGACCCACCGACCAAAGGCGAGGTCACCATCTCATGGAGCGACCTTCTGGCGCCCGGCGAGAAAGAGAAGATCGAGAACGCATCTAAGTTGGCTGACATCGTGCAGAAAACCACGCCTTACTATGGTGGAGACGCGCCGTTTACCGCAAATGAGTTGCGTGAAGTTGTTGGGCTTGACCCACTGCCGGAGCCAAAAGAACCACCGAAACCGGACGAGAAGGTGACTACCGATGATCCACTGGCCGATGACACCAGAACAGACGGCAAAGGTGGGGATGCCGATAATTCCGCGCAGCAAGGTTGACCCGACACGATCGGCAAAGCAGGTAACCGTGATGTTCCGGGATATCGAGGATCGGTATCTCGTCATCAAGCGCGCGCTGAAAGCTCTGTTTGACCAGCGCCTGACAGGGAGAGAGCGTGAGGTAAACAGCCACAACTGGCACTTCCTTTGCCACGACAACGGCGCGGACATGCGGCTCTACCAGGTCAACGCCGGCAAGTTCATCTACGACATGTCGGCGCAGGAACTGGCGGATTTGCTGGAAGCTGTGCAGGGCATTCTAGACGATTACCTGCTAGACGGTGGCGAGCAAAACCTCTGGGCGATGGATTACGTCGTCGCTGAGGCGCAGCGCGGCACGCTGGAGGCATTCAATAACCTCTCGCAGCAGTCGCAGGTGTACGCCAGTCAGACGACGCTACAGCAGCTGTTAAGCAGTCCTGGTCACATGAATCAGGTGGCGGCGGCCAGGCTGACAACGTTCAGCGACTGGAAGGTCATCAGCGATACCGCCCGCGGCGACCTGACGAACATCATCACCGATGCGGTGGCGCGCGGGGTTAACCCACGGGAAACGGCCAGCGTCATCAGTAAGCGTCTTGATGTGAGCATGTCTCGGGCTAAGGCCATCGCTCAGACTGAGCAGGTAGGCGCACTGCGGCAGGCACAGTGGAGCGAAACGGACTGGGCGACTGAGAGACTTGGGCTGAATACCGGCCTTCTGTGGCTGTCAGCGCTCAAACCAACGACGCGCACCTGGCACGCCAGCCGCCACGGCAAGGTTTACACCACCGAAGAGGTGCGGGACTTCTACGCCGAGAACGGTAACCGGTACAACTGCTACTGCAGCCAGATTCCGGTGCTGCTCAACGACGACGGCAGCATCTTCAATGAAGGTCTTAGTGAAAAATTGGGTAAAGAAAGAGCTGGTTGGAAGGCCAATAAATAATTAATATTCATATCCTTAACCATCTCTAACCAGAAGGGTATCATGGGTAAAGAATATGGCTTTTTTGTGAAGGTCTTTTCTAAAGAGGAATATCGCAATGATTTCCTAAAAGGGAAGATTTTCATGAATACGATCAAGTTTTTTAAAGAATTTGAAGATGCACATGATGGGAACGTTGGTGACAAACATGAAGCTGTTGGGGGATGGTTCCAGCCTAAGGGTATGAGAATTGTCATCAAGCCTGAGGGTGCCGAACCAATAATCATCACCGAAGAGGATCTCGGCGGTCCTGTCATTGTGAGAATGAATAGGCATGATGCAATCAATGTATTTTGCATTACATTACTTCATTCGCACGGAGTAGGGATAGATGAACAAGTAGACGAAGAAACTTTCGAGAAATTAAAAAGTTATTTCACTGTTCCTGACGATCTAGCAAATCTTGGGGAGTATGCTGTTGTTATACCAAAAATCCCTCCTTTTCTGGATAAAATTAGAAATGCAGCAGGCGCATTAATTACTGATAAGCAAGCTTTAAGCTTCAGGGCAGAAAAGGTGAATTATTACGACAAAAATAGTTCTCTAACCCTAACAAACCCCGACGATGCAGTCTTCTACAAACAAAGCGATTACGAGCACCAAAGTGAATTTCGATTCTGTTTAGACAGGGGAAGGGATGTGGCAGAGCCATTTATCCTTGAGGTTGGCGATCTTGATGGGATTGCGTTGCCATGTTTAACCAATGAAATAAACAGTTTCATAAAGTTTGAAAAGTACTAAAAGAACCCGCTCCGGCGGGTTTTTTAATGCCTGAAATCCACCAATGAGGACCCAGCATGAAACGCAACCGCGTTAACGTGCTGACCGTCGTCAACTCCGCTTCAAACATCACCTCTGAAACCATCGACGGCAAGCCACATATCGTGGTTCGCGGCATCACGCCTGTCGTGGACGATATTGTGATGAACCGGAAGTTGTACCCGGCAGCTGAAATCGAAAAGGCCTATAACACGCTTGAGCGTAACCCGATGCCGCTGGGCCACCCGAAAGTGGACGGCAAGCATGTGTCGGCGCGCGATGTCCGGGCGGTGAACGAGTATCACGTCGGGGCCTGGCTGCAGAACGTCAGCCACAAAGACGGGAAAGTGACGGGCGACATGTACGTTAACCGCCAGTACGCCGAATCCAGCGATAAGGGCCAGCGCTTGATTAACCGCCTGGACGAAATGCTGTCCGGTACCAACTCCGACCCGATCCACATCTCCACCGGCCTGCTGTATTCCGGCATTGCTGCCAACGGTGAATCGAAGGGCAAAAAGTACAACGAGATCGCCACCAACATGATGTTTGACCATGTGGCGGTGCTGCTTGATGAGCCTGGTGCCGGAACGCCAGAGGATGGCGTTGGCATCTTCGTTAACTCAGAAGGTGATGAGCAACAGATTGAAGTTGCCCGCCTGGCTGACGGAATCGACTGCACCCGCGACGGGTTGCTCAACAAGACCAAATTTTTCTTCACCAATGCCTCCAACTTCTCTTTCGACGACATCTCCCGCGCTATCAGCGACAAGCTGCGCGAGGGTGACACCGAAGATAAGTGGCTTTGGCCTGAAACGGTGTGGCCGGATAGCTTCATCTACCGCAATGACACCAAATACCTGAAGCAGAAGTACCTCATCGATGACGACGGCAAGGCCGTGTTCGTCGGCGAACCTGTAGAAGTCGTGCGCAAACCCACTGAGTACGAGATTAAAACCAACGGAGAGAACGATCCGATGAAAGAACTGATTATCAATGCGCTGCAAGCCGCTGGTAAGCCGACTGAAGGCAAGTCCGACGCCGAGCTGATGGACGCATACAACCAGATGAAGGCCGAAGAAGCCACCGCCAAGAAAAAAGGCGATGAAGAAATCGACCCGGAAACCGGCAAGCCCAAGAAAAAAGAGCAGGCCACCAATAACGAAGAGATGCCAGCGTGGGCGAAAACACTCGCCGATCGCGTGGATGTCGTTTTCAACAGCCTGAGCGCGAACGCCGACAAAGAGAAAGGCGAAAAGCGCGCGGCTGTGAAGCTGGCGATGAACATGAGCGATGAAGAAGTCGCAGATCTGGACGGCAAGGCGCTCGACGCCATGTATGCCAAGTGCCAAACATCTTTCGGCCTGAACGGTGCATTCCGCCAGGCAACCAACACCCAATCAGTCAGCGAAATGCCGGAGTAAAAAATGGCCAAAGACGGAAAACACGTAATTCACGCGGGCGGTATCTTCGCGAACCCACAGCTTCACCGTGAAGGTGCTGCAGCCGCTGATACGCCTCCTGGTACGATTGGTTTCTTCGACAATACCACGAAGAAATTCACTGCCTCCGTGGATGGCAATGAAGCCGCGATCCTCTACGTAGCCAACTATGACTACCTGCGTTGCAAAACCGTAGACGACGTCATCAAGGCTGGCGACTGGGTTGTTGCTTTCCACCCAACCCCAGGCGTTTTCTTCAACGTTCCCGCTGCAGCAGGCACTTACACCAAAGGGCAGCCGCTCTCTGTTGCCAACGGCCGCGTTAAAGCTGTCGGCACTGATGAATCGGTCCGCTGCTACGTAGAAGAAGACCGCTCATACACCATTGCAACGGCAGGTGACCTCCTGCGCGTGGTCATTAAATAAGGAGCACCTGAATGTTTGTATTCTCCACTAAGCAGGCGACCGAAACCGGGAACCTCGAAGCCAACATGGCTCAGTTCAATGAACTGACGTTCGCTCGTAATTCCAGTGCTCAGGCCGTGGCAGACTTTATTGCTCGTACCCGTGTTCGCGGTGAAGCGGCAAATGCCCCGGTACTGGACGCAGTAAACGCAGTCGACGATATCCGCCGTCTGTACAAGGCCTATGACCAGACCGTGCTGAAACAATTCGAACCGAATACCGAATTCACGCTGCTGAACGACCTGATGCCGCTGTCTCGCTCTGTTCGTCTGGAAGAGTCTGTGTACGAATACGCTCGCACCGGCGGCCGTGGCTGGGCGCATACTTCCATGTCCGGTCAGATTGGTGCTGCGCTGGATGCGAAGTCTTACACCTTCGATGGCACCATGGTGCCGATCCACGACAGCGGTTTTAAATTTAACTGGCGTGACCCGGTATTCAATAAAGGATCTGCGCTCTCATCCTTGGCGGATGCTCAGGCCGGTTCTGTGGATGATGTGCGTCGCCAGTATGTCGACTATATCTGGGAAGGCTTCCGCGATGCAGCCGGTAACTACATCAAATTCGATGACAAGACCTGGAAGGGACTGCGTCACGATGAGCGTGTGGCGCAGGTAACGCTGAGCGTTAACTTCGCAACAAGCACCGACCCAAAAGCCATGCGTGCTGCGGCGATTGCCCTGCGTGACGTCCTTAAGCTGCAAAACATGCAGTACGGGCAGCAGACGTGGTACGTCTCCAGCGAAATCATGTCCAACTGGGAACAGTACTTCGATGTGAACTCTCTCCGCACCGTGCTGGAAGAGATCTCCAAACTGTCAGGCATCGCGGCAATCAAAGAAGATGCTGAGCTGACCGGAAACGAAATCGTAATCGTACCACTGCAGGCTGGCGTGATTGCTCCTATCGTCGGCCAGGCCTTCGGCACCGTCGCTGATCCGCGTCAGTTCTACAACTCAGATTACGTTTGGCGTACCTGGGGTGCTGCTGGCCTGATGGTCAAGCAGGACATAAACGGTCACTACTCTGTTATTCACGCTTCGAGCTAAGGAAACAATATGGCACTCGTAAAGGTATTGGTAGCAAACCTCTTTGCCGGTGCCAGCCTTCAAAAGCTGGAGGCTGGACAGGTTTATGACGTCGATGACTCGATCGCTGAAAAGTGGATCGAGCATGGTAAGGCGGAAAAATCATCTGACAAGAAGGGTGAGAAGCTCGTCTTTGAAGTGGCGACACCGTCTGCGCCCGTGGCAACCGGTGCATCAGATTTGCAGTCAAAACTCAATGAGGCGTTGGCTCAACTGGAACAGGCCCGGTCTGAAATTGATGCTAAGGATAAAGAGCATGCCGAAGTGATTGAGCAACTGAAGCAGGAGAGTGCAGTTAAGTTGGACGCTGAAACAAAACGTGCTGACGCAGCTGAAGCGGCACTGGCAGAAGCTATCAAGAAGGCGAAATAACCATGGCTGACCCAATCACAGCGGCAGACGTGCAGGCGTTCCTCGGTGAATTGGGTTACTCCATCCCGGGCGCGCTGCTGGATCCGATCCTCTGCGTGGTGAACAAAATTATCCCGTGCCTCGATGGAGCCGGGTATGACGAGTGCACAGCGAAGCTGATCCTGATGTATGCCGCGGCGCTCATGGCTACGTCGTCCGGCGCGCGCCGCATCAAATCGCAGGGTGCGCCGTCTGGCGCGTCTCGTTCGTTCGATTACGGTACCGACAGCATTACCTGGCTGCGCGACTCGCTGGCCCGTCTCGATACCAGCGGCTGCACTGGTGAGTTGCCGATCAGCGCTGGTAACAGCGTCGGCCTGTTCATGGTGGTCGGAGGCTGATGATGACGTACAAATCAGTTAAGCAAGGCCTGCCGCGTTCGTTTACCCGCGTATGGGTGATGACCGACACCGGGAGGGAGACTACCGGATACGTGAAGTCGGATGGCGGGTGGTTCATTAACTGCCCGCGCATCCGGGCGACTGGCGCGAAGGTGCTGCGCTGGAAGGAGGGCTGATGTCATCGGTAGCAAACTGGAGCTATACCGCTACGGCGACCATCTGGCGCAAGTTGGAAGGCAATAACGAATACGGCGATCCGCTGGGCTATGCCGAACCTGAGCAAATCCTCTGTGATTACGAGGGCGGGCTCAGCAAGAAGTTAGCCAGTCTGGGCGCCGAAATCGTCGTGAAGAACACTGTCTGGACGGAGTTCGCGCTGGCGGCCGCAGGTGATTACCTGATGATTGGCGTGTCAACCGAAGCCGACCCGGTTGTGGCCGGTGCCGATGAGGTGCGGCAGGTTATCCGCTATGGCGATACATTCGATCGCCTGACTGATGATTACGCCATCCTGACTGGAATCTGATAAACCTGTGCAATAATGGCCCAAAAAATTAACTGGAATGATAGGTGATGGGCTTTCAATATTGGCTTGCGGTATGTGGGATTTTCCTGACCGGCCCCTTTGCGTTTGTTCAGTCGATTATCTTTTTGCGACGAGGTGTCTATACAAAGACATTTAAGGGGACGACGCGAAAGGAGTACATCCATAAAGACAGCAAGCCTATTGAATACTGGTTCAGCGTTATTGCTCAAATGATTATTGGCGTTGTAATGATTGGCTTTGGATTCTGGTTATTAGATGACCTGCCTGCCTTTCATAACTGGCACACTGAAATCCGCGCAATGCTCCCTTTTTGATTCAACTTTAAATGACACCAAACCTCGCTCAGGCGGGGTTTTTTTATTGCCTGGAGAAAACCATGGGCATCAAAGTGAAAGGCATCAGCCAGGCGAAGAAACACCTGAACTATATCATCAACGATGTGAGGGGGCGCAAGGTGATTCGCGCGCTGCAGTCGGCGATGATTCTCATCGGTGCGCGGGCGGCCTATTACACCCCAATCGATACCTCCACGTTGATTAACAGCCAGTTCCGCGAAATCGACGCTGGTGGCGTGCTCATCACCGGGCGCATAGGCTACTCAGCAAACTATGCTGCGTACGTTCATGAGGCTTCAGGCAAGCTGAAAGGTCAGCCGCGCGCGCACTTTGGTACGACCCGTTCCGGGCAACAGTTCGGCGGCGGGACCATGACGGGCAACTACTGGGATCCGCATGGTGAGCCGCAATTCCTGACCAAGGGCGCGAATGACGAGCGAGATAACGTTGATGCAGTGATGCGCAAGGAGCTTTCGCTATGACACCCATGATGCACGAGCGGGTGCGCAACATGTTCGTCGACGCCGGGCTAACAGCTGGTTTCACGGTGCAGCAGTTGATGTATGACGACCCGAAGGACTTGGCTAAAGCCATAATCGTCTTCAGGCCAAACGGCGGCTCGAATATCCGCACTGACCTCGGCTCTGAGTATCACGTCCTGGTTGATGTCGTAGGCGCGAAGGACAAGCGTAAAGACGCGCTCAATGCCGTGCAGCGCATCGTCGATTACGTCCAGGCCAACCCCATGGCTGACGAGTGTGTCGGCTACATCCAGAACATGGGCGCAATTCCCGCGCCGGTGCTCACAGAAGAAGGGCGAATAGTCTTCCGACTCCAGTTCGCCTGCACTTACGGCGAATAGCCATCCCAACCAAATAACCCGCTCCGGCGGGTTTTCTTTTTTATACGTCAAAGAGGAGTTTCACATGGCTAATTGCCAGAACTCGAACGAGCGCCTGTTCGGCGGTGCGGTCGTGCTGGAAGTCGCCGATGGCTGCCCGGATGTCAAACCACTCGAATCTGAGTGGAAGGCGCTGGCCGCTGGTACGTCGAAGGGCTTCGACTTCAACCCGAACTCAGTTACCTCTGATGCGGATGACGGCGGCGGCTATGTCGAGACCATCATCACCAACAGTGACTTCACGCTGAGTTTTGAAGGTGAGGTGCGCAAGAAGGACAAGCTGGATCAGTACGGTGTCGGCAAGTTCATCAAGTATTTCGCTGACGAGCTGAAGGCCAAGCGCCAGCCAGGCATCTGGGTGTGCATGGACTACGGCCCGGTCGAATTCATCGGCTACATGAACATCACGGCGCTGAGCTCTGACGGCGGTACCAACGATATCGTAACGTTCTCTACCGAGTTCAAAGTCGGTGACGCGAGCACTATCGAAGTGAACGAAATCACTGCTGTTGCGGTGACTGGCGTGACGGTAACCCCGACAACCAGCACCGGTACGGCAGGCGGTACCAGCACCTTCACGGTGAATATCGCACCAACTGGCGCTACCAACAAAGACTTCACTGTAGCGACTACCGATGCGACCAAAGCAACGGCAACCGCCTCAGGCAACACCGTTACCGTTACGCGTGTCGCCACCGGCAGCGCGCAGATCATCATCAACACCGAAGACGGCAACTTTGTGGCCGTGCATACGGTTACCGTTACCTAACGGACATTCCAAAGGGCGGCGTGCTGCCCTTGATAATGACCGTTTACTGGAAGGCCTATGACCGCTTTAACCGATATTGGCGAACTTTCCATCAGCGACAGCCGCGAAGGCGGGAAAGACTACCTGTTGCGACCTTCATTCGAGGCTATGACGAGGATCGGCACTCCGGAAGAGATTGTGCAGGCGTACGCCATCATCCACGGCAATGACGTTGCTCAGTTGATTGAGGTATGCGCTGGCACGCTGGGGCGCTTTCCTGACTGGCTATCTCCATCATTCAACCGCGCTGCCGAGAAGCTGTTATCAACGTGCATGCTGGTGATGCAGGCATGCTGCGAGGAAGACCTGACGCCAATGATCGGCGAGTGGAAGGGGTGGCGACACTGCGTCGTCTACCGCCCGGGCCAGATGCCGAAGAACGACATCATCGTGCTGGCGCAGCACCTCATGCAGCATGGCGTCGTAGGAAAGGCAAAGGTTCGCCAGCTACAGCGCCACGAAACAGGCGCCAGAACTAACGAATTTAAAGCCTTCGACTACATCAGCGCGGCACGCAGCCACTTTGAAATGAACCGCGCAGAAGCCTCGCAGTTAACGATGACCGAATTTCAGATGCTGCTGGCAGCGAAATATCCTGACCAGAAAGGCTTTACTCGCGAAGAGTACGACAGCATCGCCGACGAGTACCTGGCTAAACAGGCCGCACGCAGGGCAAAAGCAAAGCAATAACCGGAGAATGACATGGCAGGTGAGAAGAACGCCGGTAGCATCGTTTATGAAATCAGCGCCGACGTTGAGCCGCTGTTGCAGGGCGGGAAACAGGCCATTGATGCTCTGGATAAACTGGATGCTGCTGCCCAGCAGTCGGGTAAGGGAATGGATAACCTCGATCAGAGCGCATCCCAAACCGGGTCCGCGTTTACTGAGCTGGCTGGTTATGCCAACTCCATGGATAACCAGCTGCGCAAGCTGAACACGAGCGTTAGCGGTATTGCGCGCGCTATGGAGGAGGCTCGCACTGGTACCGGAAGCACAACGAGCGAGTTTAACCGAGCAAATGCTGTTATTGAGGCGCTCGGTAACCAGGTTGCGATCCTTGAAGAGGCGCAGGTGAATGGAGCCAGAAGTGCCGCGGTATTCGCGTCACAGTTAAGAGCAGGAGCTAACGCAACCGAGGAAGAAAAGCGCACTATCGCAGAGCTGGCAGGTGCATTTTATGACATGAAAGCCTCATCGGATGCGGCCGCTAAGTCTGCCGCATCAATAGCGGCAGCTACTCAGCGAGCTGAATCATCAATATCTGGGCTGGAGAAAGAAGTATCCATACTGAACACCGAGATGCAGGCTGGATCGAGAAGTGCAGCCATCCTTGCGGCCCAGTTAAGTGCTGGAGAGGGAGCATCTGACGCTCAAAAGGCCAAGATCGCTCAGCTCGCAGGTGCTCTTTTTGATATGCGTGAGGCTCAAAAGTCAGCCTCAGCTGCATCTGCAGAAGCCGCTAAGCAACTTGCCCAGCAGGCGAATGAAGCCAACCGAATCAGCGGAATAACCTCTGACCTATCTAATCAAATAGCGATCCTGAGCGAGCAACAAACCAATGGGGCACGCAGCGCCGCGATTCTGGCCGCCCAATTACGTGCTGGGGCAAGCGCAACAGAAGCCGATAAGCAGAAGATAGGTGAGCTTACCGGTCAGTTGTTCGATATGAAACGCACGACTGATGTTGCAGCTGGTGGGAGTAAAAACTGGAAATCCAGCATGCAGCAGGCTGGTTACCAGGTTCAGGATTTCATCGTGCAGGTGCAGGGCGGGCAATCCGCATTGGTAGCTTTCTCTCAACAGGGTTCGCAACTTGCAGGTGCATTCGGGCCGAGCGGTGCGGTTATTGGGGCCATTATTGCACTGGGTTCAATAATTGCAGGAACGCTTATCACCTCGCTGAACGGCGGTAAAAACGCCATGGATGCATTGAAAGATGCAGCAGAAGCGATGGATAAGGTGATTAGCGTATCTCAAAACGGCGTGGCTGCGCTATCTGATAAATACGCCAACCTTGCAAGAACCAACGCAGAAGCAGCTACAATCCTGAGAAATCAGGCGATGATTGAGTACAACGCTGCTATAGCGAAGATCCCTAAATCAATCAACGACGCCTCCAGCTCCATCGTTGGTTTTACCGATAAGCTGAGAACCTCTTTCGTTGGCGGTATTGCGTCGATTGATGAATTCAACAAAAACCTTTCGACAGTCGGTGTAACAGCTGACACATACTCGGCAGCCATGGAGCAGGCAAGGAACGCCGGGGCGAAATTCACTGTTAACGCTAACGCGATCCAGAACACTGTAACCACACTTGCGGATAAATTTGGCGTATCGGAACAGCGGGCATTCGAGCTAAGCAAGCAACTCTCCGATGTGGCGAATAATCCAACGCCTGAAGCGCTGCAAAGACTGGTCCTTGAACTCCAGAACACTGAGAGTTCGACAAAGTCAGGTGCTGATGCGATCAGAACGTTCCTTGGCCCACTTACAGAGCTTGTTCGAGTCGCTGGCGAGGCTCAAATCAATCTGTCAGGGATGAAAAAAGAGGTCGACAATCTTACTTCTGGGCAGAAGAACCTCATCAAGCAATCAGAGCGCAACCTGGCGCTGTCGAAATTGCAGGGTGAGGCCCGCGCGCGGCTGCAGGCGCAATACGCTGCCGAAGATGCCGGATTTGCGAAGGATGACCCGCACGCCAAGCAGATGGAAGATGATGCTGCTGCTACGTACAATAATACGCAGGCGCAGAAGACGCTTCAGTCTGAGCAGAAGAAAGGCGCATCACAGGCTGATTCTATTGCCCAGAAGCTGGCGAACCTCAAGCAACAATCAGAGTTGGTGGCAGATTCAACGAACAAGCTGAGTCGCGAGCAGGCCATCCTGGCTGCACAGCAGTCGCTCGGGAAAGGCGCCACCAAAGAGCAGATAGCGCTGGCCGGTCAGTATGCGGCAAAAAAATGGGACACTGCCAACGCCATTAAGGCTGAAGCTGCAGCGCAGAAGCTTCTCCCTGAAGCGGCTGAGAACGCCAGTTACAAACAGGATGTTGAGGATCTGAATACGGCGCTGGCTGCGAAGAAAATCAGCCAGGAGCAGTACAACCAGACCTCAGAACGACTGGCGGCGACGCACCAGGCTAACCTCGCGAAAATCCAGTCTCAACAGGCTGTAACGCCACAGCAGGAAGCGGTCGGCGGGGTTGACCCTGTTCAGCAGTTGGCTAACGAGAACACCAAGAAGCTCGCGCTTATTCAGTCGTACGAGCAGCAGGGGCTCATTACTCACCAGAACGCCATGGCATTGCGTGCTGCAACTGACACGCAGTATGAACAGGCGCGCATCGCTGCACAGTGGGAGATATTCCGTAATCAGAGCCTGGGTAATGAGATGCTGGCAGCGAGCTTTGATTCTCTCGCAGGCAATACATCCAATGCCTTTACCGGGATCCTGACTGGAAGCATGTCGGCGCAGGAGGCAATGCAATCACTCGCCAGCAATGCCCTGAATAGCCTGATTAACGGCTTCGTTCAGATGGGCGTCGACTGGGTTAAATCTGCCGTCATGGGTGCCGCTGCGCAAACCTCAGCGATTGCCACAACTACTGCGGCGCAAACTGCTGGTTTAGCGACAACCACTGCTGCAAGCACCGCGGCGGCCACTACCACGATGGCGGTGTGGACACCAGCTGCAGCCGTCGCCTCAATCGGCTCTTTCGGCGGCGCGGCGGCTATCGGTATTGCGGCCCTGATTGCGGCGATGGCGATGGCTGGCGGCATTGCCGGAAAGCGTAAGAACGGCGGGCCGGTATCTGCAGGTCGTACGTATCAGGTGGGTGAGGGCGGCATGCCTGAAATCTACCAGGCGTCGAACGGCAGCCAGTACATGATCCCCGGCGACAACGGGAAGGTCATCAGCAACAAGCAGATGAATTCCGGTGCAGGCGGCAGTTCAGTACCTGTCACTATCAACATTCAGAACTATACCGGTGCAACTGTCGACGCGCGGGCCACGCAGAACGGGAACGGTGTGACGATCGACATGATTGTTGCAGATATCAGCCAGGGCGGCCGCATCGGCCAGGCTATCCAGCAAAACCACCAGGCACCACGCAAAGCAAGGGGATAACATGCCAATTCCGTACCCTGACTGGTTGCCGCTGGCCCAGAAAGGGAAATCACCCACTACCGATACCGGGTTCCGCGTCGACCAACCGACGGTCGGCGCGCCGGTATTTCAGAAATTAACCGACGACCTGAAGACGTCCTTCTCGTTGACGTGGATCTTCACACAGGATCAGCACCGGGCATTCATGCAGTGGTTGCGCAGCCCTAACTACCTCGATAACTGCAATCAGTGGTTCACGATGCCACTCGGCACCGGGACTGGAGACTCCGGTGTCGAGGTGCAGGAATTACACTTTCTCTCCTGGCCGTCGTGGTCGCAGTCCGGGTCCATTTTCACGTGGAGCGGTGATGTCGTTGCGCGCGAGCTGGTTAACTCAGATGACGAGTTTGACGACATTAGCGTTGAGCTTCCGCCGCCCTGGTCCTCATGGCTGGACATCATTGTCACGGGCTATCCTGACGGGCGCGACCCGGAGAGTTTACCGAAGGTGCCATAATGCCGACGCTCAGAGAATTCCAGAGCCGAAGGCCAAACCGAATCCTGTACGAAACGATTACGTTTTACAGCCCGGTCTTTGGCTATATCAGGCTCGTTAATAACCAGATTTTCCCCAAAACGCTTGGCGGCCAGGTCTACACACCATGCCGCATGGAGTTAACCGAAAGTCAGCAGAGCAACACTCCGATCCTTGACAGCACCGTCAAATTTGGGCGACTGGCGCAGGACTTCAAGCAGCAACTCAAACAGTGGAAAGCCTATTCGCGCATCACGCCTATCTCGGCGACGTATCAGCAGTTTGATGCAGCCGACATGTCCACGGCCATCAAGTCGTGGACGCTCTACGTCAGTGACTGCTCGATGGACGACAAGGACGTGACGTGCAGCCTGACGCGTGTTAACCCGCTTAACCGTAACGTCGGGCGACTGTACACAGTCGAAGAATATCCGGGGCTCCAGAATGCTTAAAGACGATTTTATCTCGCGGGTTGAGGGCATCCCATGGAGTAACCGCGCATGCAGCTTTGACGCAGCTGACTGCTGGGGACTGGTGGTCCTCTATTACCGCCACGTTCTGGGTATCGAAATTCACCAGACGGTCGATTACGAATCCGGGCGCGACTTCATGACGTGCTATGACGCTGATGTCGTGTTCTGGCTGCCGGGCGCCACGTTCACTGAGGGCGGGATCTTTGTCGCATGGGTTGGCAGTCAGCCGGTGCATGTAGGTCTGATTGTTGACGGTCGCGCGCTGCATAGTCGCGGGGAAAATGGACACGTCCGGTTCGAAGCCATCCGGACAATTCAGAAGCTATTCACCAGAGTGGAGTTTTACACCTATGCCGGTAATCGAGATTCAGCGCGTTCCGGGGATGCCGAAGGACCGGGCGATTGTTAAAGCCGGCACGGTATTTTCAGAATGGCTTGAGCAGGAAAGTTTTCACCGCGATATTCGCATCAACGTTAACGGCAAAGAGCTGCAACCAGATGATGAGCTGGAGTTTGCACTTCAGGACAACCACCGGGTAATAATTTTCGACCAGCCGAAGAACGGCGGTCTTGTCGGCACGTTGTTAAACCCTCTCGAGCACCTGAACCCAATCAAGTTCACCCAAAAGGTGTTGTCTTCGCTGATGCCGAAGCCAAACACGAACGCCGGTGCCGGAAACAGCAAAACCTCACCTAATAACAGCCTGAAGGGGCAGACTAACATCGCGCGCAATGGCGAGGCAAAACCGGACAATTTCGGCCAGATTCGCTCTTTTCCTGATCTTGGGCAGGAATCCATTTTCGAATATGACAACAACCTGAAATACATCACTGAGCTGATGGTATTCGGTCTGGGGAAATACGACGTTACGTCAGTCCGCTTCTCTGAGTCGAATCTCGGTTCTATGGCTGGGGCCAGCTACACCATTTACCAGCCAGGCGATGTCATCCCGGTCGTGAATGAGGGCTATCAGTTCGACGATGTCGACGGGCAGGAAGTGCCAGGCCTTAACGAAAGCGACGATTTCCCGATCGAGACTGCCACAGCAAACACCGTCATCAGCGGAGTGTATGCTGGCGGACAGATTGCGATGAAAATCGTTAAACAGGCGGACTTCGACTACTTCGCTGACCTGACATTCCCTCACCCGGTAACGTTCACTATCAACGTGACGTACCCGATCACCGGCGGAACGCGCACTGAAGATGTCACGCTGTCCGGGCGACTCATCAGTTTTGCTGAAACGAACGACGGTGCCGTAGTTAACCCGAAATATTACTACACGTTCACGTTCGACAATCTGAATGGACCGTCAATCCCAATTCAGGACGCAACAATCAACACGACTAAGTTCATCCTGAACGATAACGCTGCGTTGATCGTCGGTCCGTTCTTCTCGCCTATACCTTCAAGCCAGCTGTGGCTGCATACTGACTCCGGGCTCGGCGGTAACAGCGAAACTAACTGGGTTGTAAACATCTGGAAAGTGGACAATGACAACAACCTGATCCCGGGAACGGAACAGACGTTCACCTACCGGCAGACTACGCCGCACGATTACATGTCGGAGACATTTAACCGGACTGACAAACTCACCCCGGCTGGCGGGTTTGGACGCTATGCCATCACCTTCCAGAGGACCGATAACAGCAGCGACGCGAGCAAGCTGCAGGTCGAAGAGATTCATGCGGTAAACGTCAGGACGAACGTCGTTCACGCTGAAGATTCGCTGGTGATGGTGAAAGTCAGGGCCACCGAGAATGCCTCTAGCGGGCGCGACAGGAAGTATAACGCGCTGATCACCCGCCACGTCATCAGCTACAACATGACGACACAGCAGGTCGATTATACGCTCCGACCTTCGCGTAAATTCGCTGACATCGCTTTGTTTAACTGGCTGGTCGTAGGGCAGCAGCCGGAGTCGAGCATTGATATTTACGGTCTGTACCAGATACAGGCTCAAATTGACGCTATCGACCAGCGTCTGGGGTATTTCGATTTCACCTTTGACGATGAGGATGTGTCGCTCGGGTCGCGCATGGAGACCATCTGTGACGCCGCAAGCGTCTCGGTTTACGACGACAACGGTGTGCTGTCATTCACCCGAGACGGCAAAAAGACGTCTGCGGCCACGATATTTAACCGCTCAAACACCAGGCCTGATGGTTACTCGCTCTCTTACGACATGACGCTGCCTGGAGGCTATGACGGCGTTGAAGTGCAGTATCGCAACCCGGACACAAATAAGCAGGACTTTGTCCGGTACCGGATATCCGGCAATTCCATCATTGAAGGATCTCCGGCCAAAGCGAAGAAGTTCGAAATGCTGTACGTCAGAAATCGCTTTCAGGCCGATGAGCGCGCGCTTCGTGAATGCAAACGGCTTATCTATTCACGCATGACCATGCAGGTAACAGCCATGGCAGACGGAGAGTGGGTAAACATTGGCGATATGGTTCAGGTGCCGGATACATACGACACCAACCAGCAGGCCGGTTATATCGTGTCGCGAGTCGGGAATAACTTCGAAACCAGTGAGCGCATCAATTTCTCCGGAGCCATGTTTGTGCAGGTCACGGATTCGTTCGGCGCCACCACGGCGCGATACCCGGCTTCTCCGCGTGCTGATACTGCTTTCGGCTTTACGGCAGCAATCCCGAATATCGAGCTCAATCTGTTTGATGGTTTCGATGTCCAGTCACCTTCCCGATACGTCATTGCCACGTCTCAGGAGCTTGATGCAGGGCAGTGGACTATCACCGCCAAGCAACCAGACGGCAAGGGCAGCACCTCATTAACCCTCGCTGAGTATAGCGATCTGATTTACCAATAAGACCTATCCCGATCACCTCAACCCGGCCACTGCGCCGGGTTTTTTTATGGAATCAATATGGCTACGCAACCGACGCAAGACGCTGTACCAAGTGAATCACCTCGCGACCTGAAATTCAACGCTGGGAAAATTGACGAATTCGTCACCTCATTTACCCAGCAATACCTTGATCGTTTTGGTAATGCCCATTACACGATTGAAGGGCTAAAACAGCTGGTGCTGCAGCAAATTTATAACCTCGGATGGAGTCTTGAAGGCTCTTTCCAGGATGGCGGCACTGTGACGTCAGCTGGCGATCTTCTGCAGGATGAAAGCACTAATATCTGGTACCGCTGGGATGATCTCGAAACTCTGCCAAAAACTGTCCCAGCTGGTTCTACCCCAGCGTCTGCTGGCGGAGTCGGGGAAGGAAAGTGGCAGCCTGTAGATGTGAGTGATGTGCTCAGGAAGCAACTGGCACAAGACGATGGCATGAAGCTGATTGGACAGAAAGTTAACTATGGTATTCCATCGGGTTCGAGCTTAACGAGGGGGCTTATCTGGGCGTTTGATAAGATTAAGGGCTGGTTGCGCGTAGGTGGCTCTGATTTAACACCACTTGATGATGAGAAAAACTTTTGGCGCGGACTGCCATCTAAAAACTCGTGGGGCGATCCTGCAAATATTGGTGACTATTCTGTTTCATTCAACCGAAATGGGGCATCGTTTGCTGTTTACTCAACAACATTTGGGCATGACTGTGTAACGTATGGTGTTGCATCATCCGCTGGTGGGGCAGGAAGTGCAACCGGTAACCCTGACGATATTACCTCACCGAACGCGGAAGGTTATTGCTCATTTGCGTTTGGCAAGAATGTTATAGCTCTCGGTGCTAAATCTGCAGCCCTCTGCGAAGAGGTAGAAGCAAAATCACGCGCATCATTTGCCGCAGGATATTTCACTCAAGCCAGGGCTGGGTTTACATCTGACCCTGGAGGAGTGGCAAGCGATGGTATTGGTGCAACGGCGTTAGGTTATTCAACTCGCGCGGCAGGAGATGGTGCATTTGCCGTTGGTCGTTATGCCCAAGCTTATGGTGGTGCGATCGTTATAGGTTCCGGTATTAACTCTGGCAACCTGGCGATAAACTCAAGTACAAAATCAGTAGCCATTTTTGCCAACTCTGTCATCCCGGCAGTGACTGCAAAAGCAGCAGGCGGTGGTGTTAATGATATGCCATTCGTTGGTATACACACCTTAGACCCCAAGGAGCCATTAGACGTTGCAATGCCTAATGGCACTAACGCAGCGTTCAGGATTACCGGAACTGGGACAGCAAGAATCAAATTACAAGGTACATCTAATAGTGATACAGCATTGGATATTGCCTCACTTGAATGGACCAGTACAAACGGTGGCAGTGCTGTAGGCACTCTGAAAATCAATATGAATAATGGTGCTGCCTGTATTGAGCTTTCAACTACAGGCATGGTAGCACTTAAGAACGTTAAAACACTAGCCGAAATATCTGGTGCCCCGGCGGGCACCATTTACAAAGATGGTTCTAACTTCCTTAAGATTGTTTAAGAGAAATCCTTGCCAAGGAAGGCAGTCAACAGCGCTTCTGCGATCACCCTGTGACCAAAATCACCTGGGTGATTTACCCCATTTCCAGTTATTGCCCATATGTTCTTGCGTTTCAGAATCTGATTCCACACATCTGTAATATCTATGAAAGTGGTTCGCTCATATTTTTTTGAGAGTCCACTCAGCCCCTTCCTGTATCCTTCAAAGTACTCTTTCTTAGGCAATACCCACTCTGGATTTGGGCGTGTTGGTGACATTAATACGATTCGCGCATGCTTATTTTTGGACTTAATGTCTTTAATAAGCTTTTCAATGTTAGCAACAAATATTTTAGGTTCTATATCATTGCTATCATTCACGCCAAATGCAATCACATAAACGTCTGAATCAAACTTTAGCATTCGACCAGTTTCATCGCTAACTGCATTAGCACTGTTCCATCCAGGTACAGAGGGATTGTACCACTGCACATCCCCGCCACGAATCATCGCAAGGTACGCTGAAGTAAGGTCAGCAAAAGGTGGCTGATTTGGCGCGGAGTAGATCCCTGTAGCATTTGCGCCAAACGTTATACTATCTCCGAAGTAAGTTATCTTTAGGTCTTTCTTATCTTTAATTATTTTCCTCAGGTCTGTAATGCTGCCACTCATTAAAAGTCGCATGCTTTCATTTTTTTTGTATGAAACAGACATCTGATGGAATGGATACTCAAGAGTTACTCTTACGTTAAAATCCTTATCTTCTTTCTCCGGCTTGCTGAAACCAACTGGTGCAAGGTCAACGGTTGTTGAAGAAGGGAAAGACACTTGATCGCCATGGACGGAAAAATCTTTACCGGCGACTAAAAGTTTCCCGGTCATCTGATTAAACATCATTACCGGACCTTCAGGAGTAAAAAGTAACCCTTCGTTCTTGTATTCCTTGGATGCGTATACCATGTCCGAATAAACATAATGACCACCAAAGAATGAAGGGTGGATGTTAAATTTATTAACGACATAATTGCTGCAAGAAACATCATTGCACGTTGTGTATTTATCTGCCAGCGCTGGAAGCTCCGCGCTAGAGGAAAGAGAAATAAACAGGCATGCAAGTATCTTTAAGTGTTTCATTTAGCTTTTCCGTATGCTTTTTTCTTTATCCAGCCATTAACAGGCTTTTCAATGAGTTTATAGCAGGCAAGGGCGATAACCTGGCAGTAGATGTAATAGACGATAACATAAGGAACTACGCTCACTGTCTTATCGAGGTCAAGTTGTGTCCAGATAAACAGAAATACCGGCGCTGAAATACCGTGAGACAGGTACAGGCTGTAAGATGAGTCGCCCAGTAGCAGGAAAGTGCGGTTGTGAGGAATAACCCCTTCAAGACTCAGAGCTGACCAGACAATCACGAACGCCGGTATGCCCCAGGTAAGCAGACGAGAATAGTCGTTATAGGCAAACACACCCGAGTTAGCGAACGCAAAAAGCGGGAAGAAAGAAGCTATACCAATCCACGCCAACCACTTCGGCAGGATGCATCCTGCTGAGTACATGCGGTAAAGATACATACCGAGGATGAATTCGATAAACATCTGGCTGGATAACGTTACCAGAACCTTACTTTCACCGTGAGCCAGGGCGTTACCTGCGCCGAAAACCACCAGGGCGCAGACTGAATAAAACTCGAGTGAGTTGGCTTTTTTAATGCCAATCGCAAGCAGGCCCGCAAGCAAGAAATAAAACAGGAATTCAAACTGCAAAGTCCAGCCGATTCCAAGAATTGGTGGCTTGTCGAAGTTCATGAACGTCATCGTTTTGATGATCCACATGAGGTCTAGCCGCGAGCCGTTGAAGATATATGCGAAATCTGCAGTAGGTTGGGATATAGCACCAGAATCAACCAGCCATGATATGAACACAACCACCAGAGTTGCCACAAGGTATAAAGGCCATATGCGAGTTATGCGGCGCTTTATGAAGCCCAGCGGCGTTAATTTTGGCGTCATACCATCCTTATAGAGCCCGCCGTAAATGATGTACGGCATGATAAAACCGCTGATGATGAAAAATATATCAACACCAACACCACCAAGGTTTGTTATCTGTGGGGTAATGCCATAAACGGCAAGATTTGCGTGAGCATAAATCACGAGGAAGGCGGCCAGAAACCGCAAATACTGAATGTTGGCAATCATCATCAACTTTCTTGTCTGTTAAAAGGCGAGTGATTTTAACAGCTAAGAGTAATCCGATCATTCTCTTTGGTTTGAACATTGACCTACCTACCAACATTAATAATACTGTGTTTATGTACAGTTAATATGTGAGGTGATCATGCCAAGCACAACAGACGTGCACGCCGACTTTGTTGCGGCCGCAGAGCCATTCCTTCCTCCTTCTTCCCGCATTGTCGAAACGCAGGAAGGCTATGATGTCATTGAGAACTCAACGCTGTTTAAGCGCGGAGACACATTGCTCATCTGGTTTTGCGGTCGTCAGCAGCACGCGTATTGGGCCGGTGACGCGCTTATCACGGATGATGGCGAAGCCATCGAAGGAGATGCGCTGGATGACGTTCGCCCGGTTGGTGTAGTAACTCATACCATTAGCCCTGTGTGGGTAGACGACAATCCGGTGATGTGATGTTTGCCCTGGTAGATGTGAACTCGTTTTATGCGAGCTGCGAGACGGTATTCAGGCCTGATTTATGGGGAAAGCCAGTTGTCGTACTCTCGAATAATGACGGCTGCGTGATCGCCCGCTCTGCTGAAGCCAAGAAGCTCGGTATTAAAATGGGTGACCCGTACTTCAAGTGCAAGGACTATTTCCGGCAGCAGGGTATGGTTCGGACGAGGCTAACATCCGAAAAAACCTGTCACGCAACGCTAGCCGCTTCATTGATGGCATTCACATCTTCACTATTAAAGGTCAAGAGTTGAAGGAGTTGCGAGTGACTAATAGTCACGCACAAATTTCGAGTAAAGCCCGTTCCGTTATTTTTTGGACCGAGAAGGGCGCAGCCAGCATGTCTAAGATTGTCGACACTGACGAGGGCTGGTCTTTCTTCGAACGTCTTGAGGACTCGTATTTTCGTCCAGCCGCCTCTGCTTGCATTCCACTTACCTATGAAGCAGCACTGGAAGATCTGCTGTCAAAGGTAAAGGAAAACCGCATCATCACAGAGCAACGGGACCGGGCGGTAAAAGAGAAGCTTTGGATCTCTGAAAAGCGAGAAGTTACTGCAATGGCGACTGCCTCAGCAGCCGTCCGAGCAAAGAACAAACTGGCTGAACGGGTAGGTGAAGGAAAGAACTACGCCGCTATCATCCCGGTAGAGAAAAAGCTTAACCAGAAGTTTAAATGGCAGCCGTTGCGTAAGTGGTGCCGGGAGAATGACGCTACCCCACGCGATGCGGAAGACCCTCGCTTCGGTAGCGTGAAGTCTTGGCCTCGCTCGGCATGGCTTGCAGTGTACGGAGTAGACCTTCGAAAATTATTCTAACCATTGTCAAATATAAACCCGCTTCGGCGGGTTATTCACAACTAAATTTCACGCACACACCGCCACTTATAAACCAGTTCACTCGATTCGCATGATCGACGCCACCAAACAATAATGCTGTATATATATACAGCATATTTTGAGGTGACCATGCCACCAATTAGCAACATTAACCCGGCGTTGAAGAAAGCTTGTGTATAGCCCTTCTTGCCGGGTTTTCTATTGCATGATATGTAAATACGGACATAATAAGCACCGCAGCACAATATATTAACTGATTTAATGCTTCTTCTTTCGTGGAAGCGATGTAATTCAGATTAACTATATATCGGTTCCAGTAAAACATTAAAACCTGATGCGTCATGTAAATGCTAAAACTAATTCGACCTAAGTACGTAAAAGCCTGCATAGAGAGGAATTTTGATAGCAGTCCACTCTGGAAAGAAAAAATGTAGATGATCGCGCCAAACAATGGGTTAAAGTAAGCGCTATAGTTCCATTTGAAAGGCAATTCTTCGTGCAGAAAGTAAAAATAGAAACCAACAACTGAAAAAAGTGATAAAACCTCTAGCAATGAGAAAATATTTATCTTTTTTGGTTTGACAGATTTAACCTTTAAAAAAGCATATCCAAGAGCTATACCAAATAAAAAGTCCATCCATCTCAGGTATGGAGATATTACGTAAAACCACCATTTAAAAGAGTACTCAACAATGTCATGCCCCGCAGACAGTGACGCAAGCCAAATGGCTGCCATTATGAGTAGCATCGCAACAAATATCAGTGCTGTTTTCGTTTGCAAAGCCCTTCTGCTACATGTGAACAATACAAAAGGCAATGTTAAGTAAAAGAAGAGTTCACATGAAAGAGTCCATGAAACGCCATTGTACGAAAAAGTCCCCTGACCATTAGGATACCATGACTGAAGAAGTATGATATTGGAAAGAGTATCTATAACTGAATATTCACGTGCATATATATATGATAGTGGCAAAGATAAAATAAACATAAAGATATGCACTGGGTAAATTCTTGAAACCCTGGATATCCACATAGAAATAAGTTGCTTAGAGCTCCAGTCCATGAATTTAATTGCATAGTTATACGATAGGATGAAGCCAGACAATATAAAAAAGAATGTTACTCCCATACCACCAAGATGATAGTCATAGCCAAGATGAGCAATAACAACAATTGCTGCCGCAAAAAACCTCAGTGAGGTTAATGGTAGTATCTCTTTGTTTTTTAAAGTTTCCATCTTACATCCATCACATACAAATTGGGCAAAGTGTAGCAGTTAACAATGGCGCGATCATTCAATTTGCAAAAGCTACTTGAACGACACAGCTGATCGATAATACTGTTTATTTGTGCAGTATTTTGGAGGTGTTTATGTCAGGCGCAATAAAACTACATGCCGCGTGCTTTACGGCAATAGTGCCATTACTACCTTCATCTGCGAGCATTGTTGAAACGTCGTAAGGCTATGATGTCATTGAGAGTGGAATCCCGTGCAAACGTGCAGACACATTGCTTATATGGTTTTGCGGTCGCCAGCAGCACGCCTATTGGGCTGGTGACGCGCTCATCACTGATGATGGTGAGGCAACAGAAGGCGATGCGCTTGATGATGTTCGCCTGGTTGGTGTAGTTACGCATACCATTTACCCGGTTTCCTCAGACGAAAACTCCTTCATGTAGTACCCAAAGTGAGCAATCGACACTCTTCCTGCTGAAATTTACAAATATCAAAAAGCTAATAGCGTTACAGGCTTAGAAACGAAGCGGCTAGGAAGTAGCCGCACAGAAACGAACGGGCATCTTGATCAGTACCTCAGTTAAAACTACTGTATATAAAAACAGTATTTGAGGTATGCATCATGGAGTTCTTCAGACCGGCAGAGTTACGCGAAATTATTGCTATCCCGCTTTTTAGCGATTTGGTGCAATGCGGGTTCCCCAGCCCGGCTGCTGATTACGTTGAGCAGCGTATCGATCTCAATGAGTTGCTGGTGTCCCATCCCAGCTCTACGTATTTCGTAAAAGCTGCCGGCGACTCGATGATTGAGGCCGGGATCAGCGACGGCGATCTGCTGGTGGTTGATAGCTCCCGGACTGCTGAGCATGGAGATATCGTAATCGCCGCGGTAGATGGAGAGTTCACTGTTAAGCGTCTGCAGTTGCGCCCAACCGTTCAACTGATTCCCATGAACAGCGCTTACTCACCGATTATTGTCGGTAGCGAGGACACTCTCGACGTATTCGGCGTCGTGACTTTCATCGTTAAATCTGCGAGCTGA